GAGGGTCTATCGGACGAGTATAGAGGTTTACTTTTCTCAGATCTTTTTGTACTAGCGGAACGATATCGACATCCTTGCTGCGACTAATGATACTGTGTTCGGCGACTTGATAAGCGATATCTTCTCTAGTGTCCCAACCGATAAAAACTTTCTTCATGATTTCCTCATCTTACAGATGAGTTATTTACTGTTCTATTCTAACGGGCAACTTTTGTTTTGGTCCTATGATACCATTCTTACGCATGTCTATCAACATCCTGTATCCGAGATGAGATAGCATTTCTAACGGTGCTAATTCGTGATGCCCGTAATCACGCAACGGTGCATCTTTCTTTTCATATAGTATTATCGGACGTGATCTTGCGATCATCTCTAACGCACCCTGCACGACCATTCCCTCGAAGCCTTCAGCATCTATCTTTATGAGATCAACATCGTCCCAATCGTAATGATCTAAAGGAACTACCTCTGCGTCACACTGTTCATTATTTTGTACCGGATTAACTCTAGTAGAAAAAGAATGATCATTTGACTTTAGCATCTTGATCTTCTTATGTTCCGATCCACATCCGTAAGGATGCACAGTAACATTATCTAGATTATACTTTCCAATGTTCATCCTTAAGCAGGAACGCACATCAGGATCTAGCTCAAATGCTTCAACATTTTCAAAGTTTTTGCTGAGGTGATAGCTCATCAGCCCATAATTTGCTCCCACATCTATCGCCCTGCGGAAATTTCTTACCATGCCGATTGCAGAAAATATTTCCAATGCTTGGTAAGCTATCAAAGGCTTCCCTCGCAATTTGTCTAAATTGACCGGCAAAGATTTATCGTTGGTTAAGCAGTACCATCCAGCTACTTCCGTACTATCGATCATTATGTTCTTTCAAAATAACAAAGTTCGTTAAACAGAAACATCTTCCATGCCTGCAACTCTTAATTTAATTACATTGCTAAGCTGCCATTGTTTGATGTCTAGAGCTTTCAATACACCTAGCCATTTATTGCGCAGTAAGGCAAATTCATTAATGATCTTTTCGTAATCCACTACATCTGCCTCGCCATCGACGTACTTTTCAACATCTCGGCTACTCAACGCTCGCTGGTAGTTTTCGAGATACTTACGAAAGAACTGACTGCGCAGGCGCCTTAACTCGATGTTAAGGTATTCTAAGATAGCTTCGATTTCTTGTAGTTGGTTGAATCTGTGTTCAACGATACCGGGCATTGCTGCACTGGATTTTTCAATATTGCCTACTATTCTTACTTCTTTTTTTGCTTCTAAAAGCTCTTTTTCAAAGTATAAAACAGCATCTGGAATATTGCCAATATTCTGGCTTACCTTAGAATACCAAGTCATATATTACTCGTCGTCGTAATCGTAATCGTCGTCGCCGTCATCATCGTCGTACATTTCCAAGATGTTTCTGATCGACTCATCTAAATCGTCGTCATGACCAAGTGCATTTTCCAGCACTTGGTCACTGACTCCGTGATCTACCAGTAGATCTATGTACTTTTCAGATACGATAGAAAGATGTTTCTTATCGGAATATTCTTTCAATAATTCCCACATTTCGACAACAAACGATTCGTTCATTCTGTTACTTCCTCAATTTCGTCTGCCATAGAAGCGTTGTTTTCTTCTACCGGCTTTAGCTTTATATAGTCTTGCATGACGAAATTCAACAATTCTCCCCTCCATACCTTACGATATTCAAGGTGTTCTTTTCCGGAAGAATCAACGTACTTGAGACGATTGCCTTGCTGCACTATGACGCCCTTCTTCTCAAATAGATCCAGCAATCCGCTATAAGGATCCATACCAGTCTCATAGGGAATCTTGATCTGGAGAGATTCAAAAGGCTTAGCATAGCGAGTCTTCATGATCTTGCAAGCAGCACGGATGCCGTTGACTTCGCTAACCTTGTTGCCGTCCTCATCTTCCTTGAGCTTGAGCTTTTTCATAGCAACAACGATAGATGAAGCATAGATAAAGCCCTGACCGCCCGAGATCTTGTCGTCTGGATCAAACATATCCTGCGAAGCATAAGTGTGGTTAGTAGCAACTAACCCAACATTATAGCTGCCAAACATGTTAACACAGTTGCGAACTAATGCAGTAAGTGCTTTAGGCTTACGACCCATGTCGCCCTTAAGGTCACCTGCTTCAAACTGATTGATATCAGTAGGAGTAAGAAGCATGCCGAGCGAATCGATGACGAATAGTACCTTGGGCCGATCTGCATCGGCCATGGTCTTGTATTCTTTCATAAATTCATTGACTGTCTTTGCTACATCATCGATCATTGCCATGTTTAGTTTAAGCAGCTTAGATTCGTCAGTGCTTACGCCCAGCGCATGCAGCCACTTCTCGTCAAGTGCATTTTCAGAATCGACTAGAACAACGAAGATTCCCTGTTCCTGCGCATTACGAATTATGTTGCCAGAACAGATATAACTCTTACCAGCACCAGATTCTCCAGCAAACACAGTCACTTTGCCAAGAGGAATGCCTTTGTGAAAGTCGCCGCTGATCAGATAGTTAAGAGCATAGTTGCCTGTCGAAACCCAATCAGTTGGATCATTAAAGCCAACACCTAGACCGTCGATGCTCTTTGTCAAAGTCTTTCGAAACTTAGAAACATCAAATGTCTTTGCCATCAATCTCTCTCCATTTCTGCAATTTCATTGATTAGCACTACCAGCTCGTCGATAGTAGAGACAATTATCTTCGCTCCAGTCCAGTTGTCTTCTTTGTCGCGCCCAGTAATTTCGAGCATAAATCCGTTGTCGTACATGTTAACAGTGTACGAATCACTAACCTTAGCGAGCTTGTCGCTAATCTTCTTTACATTTTTAGCCATGTGAAATCTCCATTGAAGGGGAGGGGACTAAACCCCTCCCGACTATATTAGTTCTTGTTCTGACGAGAACGGATCATAGCAAGGATGTCCTGTGCCTTGCTGTCGCCGCCGGAAGACTTAGATTCTTCCTTGGAAGGTTCTACACGAGCCGGAGCAGCCTTAGGTGTAGTATCGAACGGTGCATCGTCATCATAATCTGCGGAAGGCGTTGCAGCCTTGGTAGCACGGGTGTTTGGATCGCCTGTGGCAGCATTGGTCCCTGCAGGACGATAGTACTGACCCCAACGCTCCATATCAAATGCCTCGCCGTCGACAGATGCTTCAAACATCTCCTTGATAACCTTAAGCTCAACATCAGTTGGCTTCTTGGGGAGGTAATCCTTGAGATTGAAAAGCCCTTGAGCGTTGATAGCCTTGACATCAGCATCGCTAAGAGCACGTTCACGACGAGCCCACTTTGATGTTGAATAGTCAGCGTATCCGCCCTTGCTAGTCTTAACGATTCGGAAATCTAGCCCATGTGCGTAGTCAGTTGGTAGATCTTCAATCTCCGGGTCTAACAGTGCTGCACGAACGATCTGATAGATCTGAGGACCAATGATAAACCTACGAATGGGGTTTTCTGGTACATTTTCTTCTTTTACGCCATCTTCGACAACTAGGCCCTGGAACAGATAAGAACGCTTCTTCCAGTACTTACGGCCCATATCTTCGAGGCTCTTGTCCTTGAACCATCCACGAACTTCGCTGAGAACTGGGCAAGTTTCGCCCCACATCTCAACGCAAGGAACCTGTACCTGTACCTGACGATTATCAGTATCACCCTTGATGCCAGCGAACGGCATCTTGATCATAGCACGCTCAACCCAGAAAAATGTATTGTTTGAGTCGCCATCTGGAAGGAATCTAACTAGCGATTCTTGTCCTTCCTTGAGATTCCAAAACGGATAAACTCCGTTGTCTCCGCCGCCCTGATTGCCGGAACCGCGGACTTCTTGTTCTTTTAGTTTTGCACGAATTTCTGCTAATGAAGCCATTTGCCTATCTCCTTATGTTTATGCCTTGGCTGTGCCTAATAAAAAACTGCACTATACGAATATAGCGCAGTTCTATTTATCATGTCAATGATTTTGTTTGTTAATTTACGCCTGCTAGTTTTCTTAAACGCATGATATTTTCATCAAAACTCTGCTTGAGATTTTCTATCATGGACTGTGCTATATTGACTGCTTCTGCGCCGTATCTCTTTTCAACGCTGGCCAATACACCGGTTTCTCCTCTTGGAAAACGTCCAGTATTGGAGTCATATAGACTTTTTACAAAACTTTCTATTTCTACTAACTTATTGCTACCGTCTTGCTTCGGTTCTGCGTCCGATTCTGGTTCTTTGGAAGGTTCGCGTTCGTTTTCTTTGGTATCCTGCATTTTTTCCATATCACCTGTGTCAATTTCGTTGACTAGATCCGGTGCGTTTTTCTGTATCCAAGACATTATTTCTGGTCTAGCACAAGTATCGGCATCTTCTTGGCTTATTGATTTAAATTTATTAAACAGCTCAGAGTCATCTATGATGCCTTTGAGGCTTTCGATAGCATTTATACCATTGGTTCCAACTGGGAAGTGGCTGGTCATTAGTTTATTGAGTTCTTCTAATGCTTTATTCCTTACATCTTCATCGGTACTTAGTAAATTACTGGCTTCTGCTATTGCTTTATCTAACAAAGTTTCAAATTCATATACTGGATCGATATTTTCGCCTTTAGAAGAATCCTTTTTTTCATCTTGAGTTGTTGTATTTTCTAGTCTGCTTTTTAGTTCTTCGAAGCTTGTGCTTTCATTAGAGAAAACGTCGACAACTTGTGCTTTAGACATCATTTTCTTAATTAGAGCATTGACTCTCATCATGTCGGGCTTTTTCATTTCTCCATATTCGTCGCTGATGCGACCTAATATAGATGATAACCTATCATCCTTAACGTGTTTGGACAAATGGTCGATGAGCAATGCATTTTTAGTCGAAACATTTGCGACTTGAGGATCTGCTGTGCCTAAACGTGCCTGTAATAGCCCGAGCCTTGCCTGTGCCTTCTCTAACGCATACTGAGTTTTTTTGTCTTTTGGATTATCTGCTACAGATGCTTTGAGATCTTTGATTTGTGCCTGATGAGAATCGATGGAGTTTTGTATAGATGCTTTATCGAATTTTTCTATCTGGACTTTGGGCATCGATTCCAATGCGTTTTCCAATTGTCCAATATTATCTAATTCATTGTCGATAGGTTCATCAGCTGCATCCGAGTCGTCATAATCGCCGGTTGCCTTCTGCGTGCCTTTGCTGGGTTCGCCTTTGACGAACGGCTTTGCTTCCCCGATAAGATCGCTGATATAAGGGAAAAGTTCTACCAACTCTTCATTGAACTGCTGTAATGTAAACTTGTTTTTTAGGGTTTCTAAAGTGCCGGGATCGATGTCGCCCTTTTTGTATTCTACGAAATTTTCTTTGATGGTTTCGTAGCCTGTTTGCTTTTGTATGCGCTCCAACGTCTTCTTGATAGATGAAGTTTTTTCTCTGGCTGCATTAGCGATATCAAGTATTTCTGAATTTTCTAGAAAAGAATTCCGACTCACTAGATGATTAAAGCGGCGCAAGTTGTAGACCTGCTCGCTTAGACCTACGATATACTGACCGAATCCGTCGTAAGGATTACCTCCGTTAGCAACGTGTCGTTGCATAGCTCTTGCACCTGAAAGGTGTATGAACGGATATTTGAATCTTTCCCCGGCCTCACTTTCAACATAGAGAGAATCTATGTTTCGAGTCCTACTGTTGGGACTTTCTTCTTGTATCTTTTTGCTGTGGCGTATAATCAGTTTGGTGTTTTCTAACTTCTGATAGCTTGATCTTGTAGATCCGTATAATGAAGATTCAGTCATGGCCGGGTCCTTGAATTTATTTGTTGCTGTTACTGCGAGTTCTTTAAAATCCCGCTTGTCTAAGTTTTTCTTAGTGATGTCTTTTGGATCGAATGTTAGCAGTTTTGTCTTGGAAAAATTTCTCATATCTCTGAGAAAATCAAACCATTTGCTCTTAACTAACTCGCTTTGATTTTTAAGTATGTCTTTGGTGTAAAATAGTTTCATCGAACCTTTATCAGCAGTGCTGATGCTGATCGATGCTACTTTTTCTCCATCGACAGTGAAGTCGAAGTCAAAAAATACTGCTTTTTTTGGATCTATAGTAGACATGCCTTCTGCATCGCCGAGACGAATCTCAGGAAATCTGCTCTTGAGCTTAGAGAAAAGGTCGGTACCTAAGTTGTCGCTGTTAGACATGATGTATTATTTATCCTAAATAACTGGTTATAAACACAGGCATAGGTAGCTGTTCGTCTTCTAACCTGTCTGACATTTTTTCGTAGATATTGGGATCCCAGTCAGCAAGAACTTGGGCCATCCTACAGATTAGAAGGCAAGCTGAAACCAGATCGTCAGTTTCTCCGGCTTTTCCTTTGAATCCGACACCGGATGCTACATAAGTCTTAAGTTCCGATATGAGCGGCTTGCTGAACACTGCCATCTTTTTGGTTTCTACTAAAGATTTAAATTTAACACACGCTGTCATCTTGGCTCGATATGTTGTGTTAAATCCCTTGCGAAATCTCCTGACATGACCTTTGCGTATGGGCTCACTCAAGAACAGCCCGGGTATGTTTTCTTCCCCTACATCTTTGATAGCCATTAAGGCTGCTTCTCCGATAGTGTTGTTCTCGATGCTGTAATATATCTGCGGTTCGCCTTGAGATTTAATGTAGCCGGCAACTTCCTTTAAGATTCTTATCTGGCTGTTTATGGGTGTGGTATTGTGTTGCCATTCTGCTATCTGTTTAAATGTAGGCAATTCAAACACTTGTAAAGCAGCGTTGTCTCCACCTGTTCCCAAGCTTGGGTCCAGAGCGATGAGGTAAGTGTTTTTAGGATTGATCTTGTGATACCATCGCACTTGCCCCAATCTCTCTTTAGGATCTACGCCTTGTAATTCTGCCAGCGTTACGCTGTTTATTAACGTCTCATCAAACACTAAGAATTCGCACTCGTACTCGCGGCGAAA